TCAATGTTTGTGGATGCGACTGTGTCGTTATCGGTGAGTAATCCCCTGTTGACTCTGTTCAAGAACTCGTCCTTTGCATAAGCGAGCATTTCGCCCCATGTTGCAACGTCGTCTTTTCCTTCCTGTAAGGATAGGACTTCGGATATTTCGGTTGTTGCAGAGAGTGTTTTTAGGCCAACGTCAACTGCTGCGAGTGTTGGTTTTAGTGATGCCGGGACTGAACCGGATTCTGATGTTCCTGCGGATGTAGTTGCAGCTGCCGCTGTGATTGCCCTGTAACCACCCTTGTCGTAGGGTTTCTTTGGTAGCATTCCAAAGGCGTTTGCCTCTGTGCATACGGATGACCATAGCTGGGCACCATAAACATAGTTTAGGGCACCTGTCGTGGATGTGATAACTGGTGCGGCCTTTGTCAATGATTCGACCTCAAGAGCTTCCTCTTTGGTCTTTGCAACGAGTTCGTCAACGGTGATACCCTGCTTTTCAGCGATAACCTTCAATGGTTCGGTGTAGTAGAATTTTTCCATCTCTTCGATGGTTCTGAATTGTTTTGCCATGTTTTTTACCTCAATAGGCTCATTATGTCGCTGTGTGTTTTTGCGACTGCTTCAATTTTGACATCTGCTGATGTCTGTACTGGCTTGAACTCGTCCCTGAACTTTTTGAGTTCCTCTTCCAGTTTTTCGACCTTTATTTTGAGCCCTTCGCTTGGTTCAGGTTTTGGTTCTTCCTTTGCGACTTGTGGCTCCTCTTTTGGTTTTTCCTCTTTCTTTGCTTTGAGTAGGTCGTAAATCTCATCAATCTTTGAAAGAGGCTCAAGCTTTGATTGCATTTCTGCTTTGTAGGTTTCAAAGTCGGACTTTGTGACAAATTCGACCTCAACCTTTGGTTCTTCTGTTTTCTTTGCTTCCTCTGTCATGTTATTCTCCTCTTTGAGGATGTCAAACTGTGCAGCCGGATTTGCTCCATTCTGGCAGATTGTTACTGCCGATAAATTTAGGTCTGAAACAATCCTTGCACAGTTCTCATCAGACTTACATGGTCGAGAGTTGACCACGTTGCCTGAAATTGAGTATGAGCGGTATTGGCCCTTTTCAATTGCCTTTCTAATCTCTGAACAATATTTGGTGTCGTTCCATATTTCCGCAAGGACGAACAACGCTTCTTTTGCCTTCTCAAGTTTGCTAAACTTTGAGAGCTCGTCATCTGTGGGCAAACGAACCTCCGTCTTGAAGGTCAAATCGGCCTTGGTGTAGGACTCGATTATCTCGCCCACTATCTGATCCTTGTGGTCAACTGTAACCCGAGCCCTTTTCAGTAGCTGGGGTAACGCCTTTTTTATGGCATCAATCTCTATTATGTCGCCTTGCGTGTCAAGAATCTCGGCTGATGCCGGACCATAGATAAAAAGCCTGTCGTTTTCGTCAAGCTTGTAAAATTCCCCTGTGAAAGTGAAGTCCATTTACTCACCTATTAGTTTCAATAATTTCTTTGATATCCTGTCGACCATCTTGTCGACTTCTTCCATTGCCGAGTTGTAGAGATACTGTGTCCTTGTCATTGGCCTTGTCATTGTCACACCAAGAGGTGGTGGCTCGACATATTTTGCATAATCAACAGTTACGAAAACTCCGGCTCCAGTTCCGTATCTGTAGCCGATTATAGACTGGGCCAAATTTCCTGTCCTGTAAGGTGCTCTTCTCTTTGCAAGGTTTGAAGTTCGAAGTGCCCAAGAGCGAATCTCAGATTGAATAACTTTTGCGGATTCGGAAGGGAACTTTGCGAGTATTTCCCTAATCTTATCCTCGTGAACCTCAATCTTGAAGTATATCATGCTCCCCCGTAGCCCTCCTCTTTCATCTCTTGTGTCCTGTATTCGTAGTAGCACCTGCAATGCGGGTGAAACGGTATGTCGCCTTCAGGGATTGATTCATTTAGGCCATGCCATCCCCTTCCGGCAGCATCGGCACAATCCTCGCAACCAACGTCGTCGTCCCTGAAAATTACCCTCTTCTCTGAAGCACCAAGCTCCTTTGCGGCGGCATTTCCGGAATTGATAAATGCCCTTGTCCCTTCTGTTCGGGCAACCATCCGCCAGTAGTAAGAATTTCTTACTTCAAAATATTCCTGTAATCTTTTCTTGACCTTTGTCCAGTTGTAGCCTTCGAGAGCCTTTTCCTCGATAATTTCGAAAATCTTCTCCTTCTCTCTTGTTGTCCATGTCTTCATGAAAGGTGTTTCATATTGGTCAAAGTATTCCTGTAAGTAGGCCAGTGCGTATGGATCAAGGTCAGCCTTTGATAACTGCTTTGAGTATTCCCTGAATATCTTCATGTAGCCGTTTTGGAAAATCGGGAAAAGGTAATGCTTCAATGTTGCATCGAAGGCTTTCGCCGAGTCCATTATTTCAGCTTCAATTTCTCTCGTTAGTTTGGATCTGTCAAGTGACTGTGATTGTGAAGTGATGATGTCTTGGATATTCTTCCCGTATTTGTTAGAAATGGACTCTAAAGCGGCCATGGTGTCGTCAAGCAGCTTGTCAGGGATGTAATCGTGCCACGACTTCTCTAACCCTTTTTTTTTACCGAACTGAAAGAAGTTGAGAAAATCATCAGGGACTTCTTCCTCGTAGACAATGCGCTCCGCTTTTGTGGGTTTGAACTTCCCGTCTGCCGAAATCTCAACGTCGTAACCAGCGTTTGCGTAGATGGCGTAAGTTTCTGCCTTCATCTTTTCCAATAACGCCTTGTGCTCGTCATCCTCGACCTCTATCTCGCCGAATGAGAAATACCAGTCGGTGATTCCAAGAGGTGCGAGAAGTGTGACGTTGAAAGGTTCTTCAATAGGTTTCATCCAAGCTTTCGTGGTGTCGGCCATTACGTCAATCTGGAGCATCGGGTTATTGCCAGCTTTCCCAGATTCAACTGTCCCTGCAAATACAGGGGTAACGCCATAGTTTGATAAAAGGATATCACGATAATACCTGTGCCACTCAAGCTCCTGCAATTTGGAAGGATCGGAGAGCACGTCATGAATCTCGACCTTCCCTTTTGAGTTGCCCAGAAATAAATTGAATATCTTTGACTTCTTTGACCTTGATTTCTCGGCCATTGATGTGATGCTTCTCTGGAGCTCGTTGACCTCGTCCTGAGTGTAACCCTCAAAGGCGAAAATCTTCGCAAGTGTCCCCTTCTCAAAGGTGTCCCGCTTCAACAGGTCAAGGTTCATTGTGGCCTCAATCTGGTTGATACAGGCGTTTAGGATTGGTGTCCCTTTGGTGTTGGGCAGCATGAGGTTGAAGTGGCCTTCGATAATCTCTTTCCTTGAGTATCGCCTTTCAGTCTTTCCGCCGGATGTCAACGTATAAGCAGTCTTCCAGAGCTCCTTCTTGTGTGTCGGGCAAATGCCGGGCTCTGTCGAAGTATGCTTCTCGCCGGTGAAGTTGCAGATTGGGCAGAAGTATTCATCGTCGCCTGTGTGGGGTTCGATAAAAAGGGCATTTTCGACATATAGAGCCTGCGGCGTTTCCATTATGACGAAGTTGCCTTTCTTGTCCTTTCGGATATAAGAAACAGAAATGTAATAATCGTCAATCGCAAGAACCCATTTCAACGCCGACCTGATTATCTCGTATAGGTCGTGGTCAGGGTTTGGATTGTCGATAAAGTTTTCCAATGTCTTTTTTTGTCTTGGATCGGGTTCAATGACGGGGGTTTGGCAGTAAGGGCACAAGCCCTCCGTTGCTCCGTCTTCCCCTGTCGGTTTCTCGTCAAATGTTTCCTCGCAATTCGGGCACTTGTAGTTAAAAAGAGGTCTTATTTCCCAGCCGGCGTTTGTGACTTCCCTTATTATCGCATTGTGTATAGGCTGGACTATTGCAGAGTGCTCGCAGTATTGGAGTATCCTGCTCTTTGACGGTTTGGCAAACTTTGATTCGTATTCCTCTACAAGGTAGCTGTTTGTTCCATCGCCGACGAGCTTCAGCTCCTTTTCAAGCGATGTCACCTTTGACTGTAGCGAGGCCAAGGTTTGCCTTGATGGGAAAACCCTCTCAAGAAAAGAAGACATCTAATAGTATACTAATATACAAAAAAGTTTATATGTATTATGGAAAAAGAAAGTATAAAATTATATTTCTAACATGTCAGCAATGAACTGCACGACTTCCGGCTCGTTCTTGTGCTCCCTCAAAAGGCCTACTATCTGGTTTAAATTATAATACTTTTCAGGGATTGGAATCCCTTCCTGCTTGGGAAAGAACCATGTGTAAATTGCGACTATCTTTTCATACTCCCCTCTTTGCCTATCAAGCTCCGCCATCTTACTCATCACGCTCACCCCCCTCAGCCCTCAAATCCAGATAATAATCCTCCCTAATCTTTTCCATCTTCAGCTCCTCAAACAACTCATCTGACACTTCTGCAATCCTATTCTTTTTAGTTGGCTTCATGCTCTTCCACCCACCTTCTCTTTGCATACCTTGTGAGCTCCAGTTTGTCTTCACCTTCTTCATCATCCTCATCACCACAATACTCGTCAAAAGGCAACTTTGGTAAATTAAAAAAATTAATTTAAATCACCTCAAAGCAATTTTTATTCTACAGGTGGCACATAGTTCGTGCCCTTCCTCATCTGTGACCATCCTGCTTTTGTTGCAGTTTTCACATGTGCCAAAGTGCCTCCTCTTGGGTTTAAACTCCGGCCCCATCCTTACTTCCATATAATCAGGGTTTCCATAAAAAGGCATTTTATTCTCCTCCTATTGGTCTGTTTGCCATGATTGTATTAGGGTGGCTGTGTATATATCCCTTTCGTGTAATATGTGGTATATATACGACATATTAAAAGAAACGTTAATAAGAAGTGCCGATATTAAAAGAAACGGCACTTTTTTTTAATACACCCCCTATTGCTTATCAAACTTCTTCTTATAATACTGGACTACTTGGTAGCTGACATCTGGGCCCATCTCATAGGCAACCTCAACAACGGTCAGCCCCTTTTCAATGTGCTTTTTCATCATGTTGATCTGTGTTTCTGTAAATTTTACCATATATCCACCATTGCCGCACCTAATTTTTGGGCTGAAATGATTGGGCCGTAACATGCCAATGCAAGAGCGTCAGCAAAGTCAGGCGACTTGTCAGGATCGACAATCTGGAGCTTCCCGCCGCTATCGTATTTATACTTCATAGAGGACAGCTCCGCCAATAACTTCGTGTGGTTTGGGATCTTCGGGATCAGTATTTCTTGGCGCTCAAACAACCCCCTCAAATGCCAATACATCTCGCCCTTTTTGTTCTTGAAATCCTCGCCACCCATGCAAGGGGATTCCGCAACATTTACCCCAACAACAGGGTAACCCTGCTCCTTCAATCTATCATGGACTCCCGCCCCAACTCCTATCATGTCCACCATGATCTTATCGGGGGACAGCTTTTTGAATATCTGAATTCCCCATCCACAAAGCTCCATAAGCTCCATCTTTGAGAAGAAGTCAATTTGGCGGACGGTGAACTTATTATCAACATACTCAACATTAATGAGCACTGAATAATCATTACCCATCCTTGCAACGTCAAAGCCACAGTATTTCAATCAATTCCCTCGTAGGGCATGTAAATAAATATATAGAACATCAGCAATACGAACAGGATTATAACAAGCGCATAAGCCAGCAATATCGAAATATAAATATTCAATTCAACACCGCCTTTTCTATCCAATGCAGAGGTATCAGGGTGTCTTCGCCGTATTTGGGGAAGTTGCCCAAAACATGGACTTGATAAAAATTAGAGTCCTCGCCGTATTCATCCTTCATCTGCTGAACCCATTTCTTTGAAACCCTCGGGCTATCCTCGCTGTTCAAGTGAAATGTTTTCCAACCTGCAGAACGCTTATGGAAGATGTCGTAAAAGTAACCTTCGGGTTTGGTCGGGTTTCCAATAACCAAAAGCTTTGAGGCCTGTACACCTTCTTGAGTTTGTGAACCTTGGATGGCCTCGTAAATCTCGTCATCGACACCAGAGCCCTCATCAACAATGAACATTAAATATGGATTGTGGAAACCCTGCATATTCTCCTTCTTGTTTGTTGATCTGCCGACCATCATCCATTTTGGCGAAGTTACCCCGCCGTCTTGAATCATATATGCGGCACAATCTCTTGGTGCAAGCTCTATTGCAGGTTTCAATAAATCAGAACGTGATATGTTGTCCCTTATTTCCTTCCAGAGCAATAGCTCGACCTGCGGCCAAGTCGGGGCTGTCGTGATAACTGCCGATAAGTGAAAACAGCAAAAAAACCATAATGCTGCGATTGAGGACAAGAATGTCTTTCCCGGACCGTTGCCACTCCTGACCGCCAATCTGTCATTATCTGGGAGGGCCATGAGTATTTCCTGCTGCAACGGATCAAGCTCGACATTTAGGACATCCTTTGCAAACTGGACTGGGTTCTTTCGCCACCCTTCCAAAAGGATCTCAAACTGTTCCATTTTCCTCTATTTCTTCCTCTTTCTTTTTTTTGGCGAGCCTTTCGACAAGAACACCAAACGTGACATTTGTGATATTGGTTATGTCCTTCTCCTTGCTCTTTGGTGTGAGCTTGTATTCGACAAGCCATTTCCGTATGTTCTCGCTTGTCGGGTTCAGGTCAACGTTTCCCCCTTCCTGCATTTTAGGAATAAGGAAACAGTTACGCTGGACATACGCCACAGCTATCTGGTCAGCTGCTATCTCGTCAATCTCATAATTTGACAAAAGGTAGGTCATCATTGTCGTGTATAACGCCTGCTCGTCTTCGTTCCATACCTCTTTCAGGCATTTCAAACCCTTTCCGGTCTTTACCCTGTGAATCATTGAACCTCTCTTCTGCATTATCCTACCCTCTTTCGTTTTTGCTCCGGTTGACCTTCCGGCGTGCAAGAAAGCAGCGACCACTGCCCTTATGCTCGGTCCTAAAACCTGCGGTGTTGTGGCAAAGCGATTTTGTCATTGTCCGTTGTGCTCCGCATATACCGAACAGTAATGCGAACTGCCACCTGACCTTTTTATAAAGTTCTTCGTTTGTGAACATGACTTACTCCTAACGGTAAAAATTATCGTGATTTGGTTGCGGTTCTTGGACTTCAAACGTTTCGTATAATATGGAACCTATCGCAACCGTCATGAAACCTGTTTCGTAATCGACTATCAGCTGAACGCTTTTGTCAAGGGCGGTGAACAACAATCTGCCGGTTTCATCTGTTGCAGTCGAGAAGTTCTCCCTTGATATTGAAGCCAGTATGCCGTCATGCATTGGCAGAACGGCAAATGAGAAAGGATTGACTGAGTTGGGAAAGCTGACATAGTGTTGAACTGTCCTCAAAAAGTCCTTCGCAATCAGCTCCTCCGCAATCACTGACTGGTAGTCCTTCTTCCAGAACTTCAACTTGTCAAACTTCATAATAGCACTTCCAATCGTTTAATTGTCCCTGACGAGTAGTCGCCGAACCAAATAATCAAAATGCCCCCTTTGAGAAACACGCCCATCGTTTTAGGAAATGTCAGAACCCTGACCTGCCCTTTCCCTATTGAAGATTCGGTCATTGTTGCCCCAACCCCCTTGAACGTGGACAGTATGTAATTTGCCACGCTATCGGAAAGGTTCTCAATCACGATGTCCGTTTCCTCATTTTTTAGTATGGTCAACATAATAATCCCTTACGCCGATACATGAATCCTTCTCTCTTCAGGAAATATCTGGAATGTAGCAATCCCTGTTTTGCTTGGCGGAAGGTTGAACCTTTCAGCATAGGAAATGACACCTTCGGTTGACTTGTTCAGGAATGTTCCCGTCAGCATCCAGCCGTAAGTCTTGTTGACCTCTTTCAATTCGCCAGAGGTCGTTATATCGCCCTTCAATCCCCTTCCGACCTGTATCGAGTGGACGTGGCCCATCATGATAAGGTCGGCGTTAATCTTGTTGGTTAGGTGTTCCATCTTCCATTGTTTCGTGGGATCAAACCTTGCACCACCCGAACCATGAGTTGAAAATAATTTGAATACTTCAACGTGCTTGTTTATCGAACCCCGCTCAAATCTTATCCTTGTCCATGCCTCATAGCCAAGATAAGTCGTTTTCAGGGTGCGGCATAAATCTCTGGTCACGTCACGGTAATACTTTGTCCTGATCACCTCTTCGTGATTTCCAGTATGGATTCCAATCCACTGCTCTTGTGGTATCTTTGAGAGCTTCTCGCAAAGGCTCTCGTATTGCTCTGAAATCAGATTGTCCAAGTTGGCCCTAAAATCAGGCCTGACGGTCTTGATGTCAAAACGCTTGTCGTCGGGGTTTATGCTGTCAATCATGTCCCCCATGCCAACGACATAAACGTGATTGTCGCAGATGAATTTTACAGCCCTGTCAAGAGCCTCTTCATCAACTGCAATATTACCCCAATGGATGTCGCCAAGACCGCATATCCTGACAGGTTCGCCCTGCTTGTAGGGTATGGTCACCTCATTGAGTTCCAACTACGCACCCCGGCTGCAAATCTCTTTCATCTACCATCTCCCCACCGCACACAGGACAATCCTGCTCACAACAGCGGACAGTATAGCCGCACTCATTACATACTTTCATTTAGTCACCTCTTTCGCAAATTAAAATTCCAATCCTCATGCCCAAGTTGAACGCCAGTATCAGCGACAGAACGTAGAGCAAGAGAAAGCTCATGCACCCTCCATCAACCGCTCCAAAAGGACAGCAACCGCTTTATAGTCGCCAATGCGAACCCTAACCAAAAGGTCGTCATCCGAAAGTGATCGGTAAAA